CTCTTTTCGACAAGACTCAAGCAGAGGTCATTGAAATGGCTGGAAAAGGAGCGTTCGGAGAGATTAACACTTTCTAAATTTAAGGAATACACATGGCAGAACTACAAACGTACGGCGGAAATATTTTCGCCCTTCAAGCGGCAATCGGCGCATACGCTAATGAAGCGTACACCAATGCACGAAAGCTGTCGGGCAGTGGTATTATCGGCCCAAACCCAGAGATTGACGTTTCAACAGAGACCTTTATCGGTCAGATGCGTTGGTTAAAACCTTTAAACCCTACCATCAATATCGCGTCTTTGACAGATTCGGCAAATGGTGTTGGTACAAACTACGGTTCAGACTTTAGTACATATATTAAGACAGTACGTACGCATGGTGCTACACAAGTTAACCTAGCATCTGTTGTTACACGCCAAGACGGTTTGGCGAAGATTGGTCAAGACTTCGGCGAAACACGCGGTCAAGATGAACACGATGCAATCTTAGCTACATTGAAAGGTGTTGCAATCGCGGAGGCACTGAATGGTGCAAGCTCTGCAGGTGGTGGCGCAGGCCTTGGTGGTCAGACTTTCGATAATGACCCTACAGATAAGAAATATGGCTTCTATGTTGATCTAGGTGCATCTAAGCTTATCATCGATGCAACAACTACAGAGCAAGGTGCACAACGTGCGCAAGGCTTCTTAAATGCGCTAGGCATGGCTTGGAAAGACTACGAGCCGGAATACGCTTACTTGGTAACTTCTCCGGAAATCCTTGCGTCAATCCGTTCAGCTAATCTTGTAGATCAAACTCAGATTTCTGACGGCAACATCATGTTTGAAACAATCTTCAACGGTAAGTTCCGCTTGATTCAGACGCGTGCTTCACAAAGCATGTCAGCTGCAGAGATTGCTAAAATCAACCTTGGTGTTGGTGTTGATATTATTGGTGCTAAGACTTCGTTTATTGTGTTGCCAGGTGCGATTGCAATGGAGCCTCTTGCTGTTCCAACTCCTACCGAAATCGATCGCGACGCTGCTGCATATGCTGGTGGTGGTTCTACAGATATCTGGTTCCGTTGGGGCTACGTTGCGCATCCAGCTGGTTACGACTGGGTTGGCCTTACTACTGTATTCCCTGGTGATGCTCAGTACAAAGAGGTTAAATCTCCAACAATTAACGGTGGCGCGCCTGTTGCCTTGACAGATGCTGCGCTGACAGTAGGTGCTGTTATTGATGCAACAGTGGGTGTATGGGATCGTAAAACGACTTCTGCACTTACATTAGGTATTTTACCTGTCTTCCACTCTTAATTAGGAGCAGCTTATGGCATTAACTAAAGGCGTAAATTCCTATGTGACAGAGGTTGAAGCAACTGTATACTTTGGAGATAGACTTGATGTAGCTGCATGGACAGTTGCTGATGCCGCCTCTAGAGAACAAGCTTTGATATCTGCTACAGATATTCTGGAAAATATTTCTTGGGTTGGTATTGCTGTAAGCGCAACTCAGGCCTTGGCATTCCCAAGGGTTGGTTCTTATTTTGACCCCCGTATCGGTGCTTTGACGCACCTAGGTGAAGACGTGCCTGCTAGAATTTTGCAGGCTACTAAGGAACTTGCGTATCATCTACTTAATAATGATGGATTATTAGACGATACGGGTGGTGTTAAGAACATTAAGGTTGGTCCTATCGAGCTATCCAACGTCTTGTCTCCAAGTGTACTACCAAAGAAAGTAAAAAGCCTTATAAATCCTATAAGGATAAATGCGGGTAGTAACCCTTGGTGGAGGGCTAACTAATGGGCTATGATGCACTTCTTAAGAGGCAAGTAGATGCAGCGTTTGCAGCGCTGGGCGACTTGGTAAAGGATGTACAGCTTCTTAATAGAACAGCAGTAAAGTTTGACTTTGCCACAAATCAACCGGATTTCTCTGCGGATGACTCTAAAACAGTAAAAGGAATTATGCTGGAAAAGACACCCAACAAGAAATCCAACAAAGTCGGTGACTCCCTTTCTAGCGGAGTGCACCAAGAGCTTCTACTTAAAACGAAAGATATCGAAGCACCGGATTTATATGATACGGCGATTATAGAGGGGATTACGTGGCGTTTTGTTCCACCGTACACTGATAATGGTTACACAACAACCGTAACTCTAGTGAGGGGCTCATAATGGCACGTAGTAAGTATAGTTCCCTACAAGAAGATATCAATGCAATCTTTGCATCACAGCCTTGGCTTGATTTACAGATAGAGACACACCCTGAGGGGTTTGTCGGCAACACCTATGAAAAGGAGTATGTTGTCGTAACAATTATCGCCTCAGAACCTAAGACATCAATAACATCAGTATCGGGACAGATACTTATAGATATATACATCCCTGCCGGATTGGGCTTAAAAAGAGCCTATGAGATAGCAGATCTTTTAGATGAGCAAATGGCGGGCAAGGTACTTTACAATACCCTCGCCGGAACAACCCAACTGGGTTCGAGCTCATTACAGGGGCGAGGTACAGACAAAGATAACCAAAGTTTGTACCGCGCGATATACTCTATACCTTTTACATTTTTCGGAGTTTAACCAATGGCACATATTTCTTCAATCGGCGCAGGCTTGTTTTCGGACTTGGCTGTTGCCACAAAAGTATTGACTCAGCCTGAGATCGATACTCCTGCTTCGTCAGCAAAGGCAACGTTTGATGCCTTGATGGACACGGCGGCAGAGCTTACACGGATTACAGATGTCCGTGAGTTCCCTTCAATGGGTACACCACCTAATATCGTAAACGTACCTGTTTATGGTCAGAAGACCTCTCAACAAATTCAGGGTCAATCAGATGCACCATCTCTCGAGATTACGGTCAACTATGTAGCTGCTGAGTGGGCTGACGGTACGGTATTAGGTGACTACGTCGGTGACGGTATTCCTAAACTATTCCGTTTTGCATTGATGAATGCAGAGCCTACTACTATACTAGCTGCTGATGAGTACGCCTCTACCGCTCTAGGTATTGGTACTGTGCAGAACAGCTACTACTACTGGATTGGTAAAATTGAGGCATTACTTGTTAATCCTCAACTTACTGATGCTAATACGGCAACTATCACAATGTCAATCCAATCACCATTCTATGGTGCGTACACTGTATAATTAATACAGTAATTGAAAGGGTACTCGCTCAAGTGTAAGAGAGTATTAAACGACGTGAAAGATGCGCCCTTTATACCATATTAGTTAGGGATGTTAGTACACTGGTGGGAACTAACATTAAATGATGCGCTCCACCACAAACATGCCGCGTCCCTAACGAAACTACAATAGGAAATCCAATGGAAGAAGATATCGAAAAGGTGATTAAACCTTTCAGTCAGGCATACGTCCTGCGCACCACTGCTAAGCATATGCGTAAGAGTATTGATATCAGCATTCGGAAAACATTTGAACGTGTTGCCGACTTTGCAGATGACCAAGAAAAATCAGAAGAAGTCTTCAAGACGCTGGCGGTGCTACATGCGCTACGTGCTCAGATTGATGACTTCCAATTAAAAAATAAAGAGAAATTCACGGGGAGATAGTATGGCAACCCCAAACATTTCAGTTAAGAAAAATAATGCTACAAAACGTAGTGAAAATAAAGGTAATAAGACAATGAGCATGAAAGATTTAGTCGGTAAAGCTATTCAAAAGAAAGTACCATTCATGGGTGATGAAGTAGAGATTCGTAAGCTTAGCGTAGCGGAAGTCCTTGAAATCCAGAAAGGTGTTAAGGAAATGCAAGCCGATGCAGATGATGCGGATAGTACTCAAGGTATTGATGTCCTTATCAAGCTAATCAAGGTCTCTGTAACTGGTGCAGACGAGCTTTCTGATGAAGACTACAACTCGTTTCCTATGGAAGAGCTATCAGGTCTTTCAGATAGTATCTTAGAGTTCTCTGGGATGACATCTAAGGTGCAGATTGAAGCGGGAAAGCCGGTACTTTAACGGAAGAAGAGCTAGAGATACTAGAGTTGGCATTCAGCTTAAAAGTCCCTCTTCAAGAGGTACGCGATATGCCTTATACGGATTATAGGCAGTGGCTACTATATTTTGCAGAGAGACCTTATGGCTGGCGCGAAGATGATAGAACTATGAAACTGTTGCAAGCACAAGGGACGAAAGCTGCACCGGGGTCTGTCTTTGCAAGCCTTGGGGCTATTGCTCGTGCTGCTGAGAAGAGACGCGGTGATGGCTCTGAGCTGAAAACACTTAAAGGCTCCATGATGTTTACTAAAATGTTAGGGGCAATTGGTGGCGATAAATTGGAGGTATAAATGCTTTCTATCAAGATATCAGGAATTGATGCAGTGATGCGTGATGCACGTTCTGCGTTTGATGACGAGATTGAGAAGGGTGTCAGGAAGACTTCCGCAAAGATTGTGAGAAGACTACAGGAAGCGACACCTGTAGATACAGGAGAGGCACGAAGTGGTTGGTCTGTTTTGCCAAGTATGGATAGGAAACATCTGTATGTGACAAACCCTGTAGAGCATATCGCAAGGCTTAATGACGGAACATCCCGACAAGCAGCTCCAAGATTTATTGAGAAAACAATTCTAAGTATTAGCGGCCTACGACCTGCCGGTAGTATTATCCGCTACAACAAGTAACAAACACTGACAAGCCCTTGATGGCGAACCATAATAGGTTCTCTGTCAGGGGCTTCTAATTAAGAGGAAATAATCATGTCAGGTGTAGTTATTGATGTGCAAGCTAGGCAGGAGAAAGCTCAGAAAGACCTTGAGCAATTGAGAGTCTCGCTTGGAAATATAGAGAAAACAACAACGAATACCGCCAAATCTTTTAAAAGACTTGGTCAGAGTATTGCTCTAGCAGCAGGCGGTATCTTAACATCAGGATACTTTAGAAGAGTATCTGATGATTTTACGAACATGTCCAACAGAATACGTCTTGTTACGGGTGAGACGGATAATCTTGCTCTGGCGCAGAATCGCCTAATAGCTATCTCGCAGAAGACTCGTACAAGCTTTGGCGCATCTACTGAAGTATTCAATCGATTCGGTATTGCATTAAAAGCGGCTAAAACGCCAATAAAAGATATTCTGACGGTAACTGAGACAATCCAGAAAGCGGTAGCAGTATCAGGTGTTTCTGCAGAGTCTGCAAATGCGGCTCTCTTACAGCTAGGACAGGGTTTAGCTGCAGGCCAATTACGTGGTCAGGAATTGAACTCCGTAATGGAGCAAACACCACGTATTGCGCGAGCTATCGCTGATAGCCTTGATGTAGGCGTTGGTAAACTGAGAGCACTAGCGGAAGCTGGTACACTTACTACAGACGTAGTATTTAAGGCCTTGTCAACACAGGCTGATTCGATTTCATCAGACTTTGAGAAGCTTGTTCCTACAATTCAACAGAGCCTTTTGGTTCTTAATCAATCCTTCAAATTATTTTCTAGCGGATTCTTCAAAGGCTTAGGGACTGATAATGCTATAGCAAATTTTGCAGTGAACCTTTCCAAGACCTTCACAGGGGCTTCGGAAGATATCACGATACGCACAGCTATCTTTGTATCAAAAACTAAGAGTCTGTTTGCAGGCCTTGGTTCTCTCGTGAAACCGTTAGCTGGTGTCTTTAAAGAGATAGGTAAGACGATTCTAGTAGCGATTCCTCGTCCTAAGATAGTGCGAACGCTTGAGAGGGACTTGAACAAGCTTACAATCGATATTGCCAAAGCCATAGTAGTACCATTTCGACGTGTACAGAATAGCTTGGTTAGCGCACTCGAGCGTCTTGATATATTTGGTGCAAGACCTGTCAGAAGCGCAATTTTTGATATCTTTGATATCGATTTCTCTGCATCGAAAACTTCTTTGGTCGCTTACGGAAAAGCTCTTGAAAACCTCTCAAAAGCACTCGCAAGTAGCCGTGAAGAGAACTTCCTAACAACTCTGATAAATGATTCTATAGGGCTAGAGCGGTCAATCGCTTCTTTGGGCAGATACTTTGGCGCATTCACTGATACGTTTATTATATTTCGCTCAGGAGCTCCTGCACCATTTAAAAGATTGCTGTTTGAAATTGCATCAGTAGTTCCTCGCATCGGCCGTGAAATCCGCATACTGAAGTTTCTTATACTAGACGCTGCCGGCGAGTTTGGACCCTTACTAGCGCGCTTCCTGAGTGTAGACGACTCTATCAAGAGTATGTTCAACAATACAAGCAGACTCCAGAGAGCACTAGGCCGTGGTTCCTCTAATATTTTCTATAGCAGTTTAGAGAGTGCTAAGAAATTTACGTATGTCCTTAAGAATTTCGATAGATATACCGGCAGAATCGTTGACAGTTTTTCTAAAAAGCTAGCATCTGTGGGCGGTGATAATGATTTGCTTGGCAATATGGGTGAATATTTCACAACATTGGGTGATTCAATTGTAGATATAAGCGATTATCTGCGAGATGCGTTCCAAGATATTGCTGCTTTTGGCGAAGATGTTATTGGCGTATTCTTTAAGATATGGGATGAAGTAATCGGTCACTCATGGTGGACGGATACAATAGACGCAGTTGTCTCTTCATCAAATTCGTTAGTAGCGAATACACGTGATGGTTTTAGACGTTTTGAGACATTCGTCATATCTTCTTTTGAGAAAATCAGCAAGAAAGTTGCTAAGAGTGCTTCATTCAGCGTATCGCTGGGCGTCGTAGATGATTTTAAGAAGTCTGATG